TGTATTCAAAAGAACTTCTTTAGCAACCAATCAACAGGCTGCGAAATTAAAAAATTTAAATTCTGAAGATGCACATCAACCATTTGAACGGAAATACACAAAAGCAAATAGATATGACCAATTTTCTATACTGACTAGACAAACTCCTGTAAAAGAATATATTGCAGTTGAAAGACCTGATTATTTAGATGTTCAGTATGAAATGAATATATGGTGTGATTATATGGAACAACTAAATAAAGTAGTTGAACAAATCATCTTCTTTCAAGGTAGGTCATTTGGTGATAGATTCAAATTCCAAATAAAAGGGGATGGATACAACTTTGAAACAATAACCGATGCGAGTGATGATAGAATAGTAAAAGCAAGTATTACTTTGGTGTCAAAAGCCTACATTGTGCCTGAATTTGTGGGGATGAATCCAAACAATAGAAAAATTTATTCAGTTGGAAAAATTTCTTTTACGGAAAACCCACAATTAAGTGGTCAAACAAACCCACAAAACGATTTTATATAATTTTTTAGATATTTATATATACATTAGTTAAACAATTTAAAAACAAAATCTATGGAAGAAAAATTAGTAAAACAATTTGAAGAAACTGAAAGAGAAAAACTTTTGGAATTTCGTCAAAAAGGTATTGCGGTTACGGCACGGCTTGGAGAAATTGAAATACAATCCAAAGAGTTAGAGGAAATTTTCGCTAGTTTAAGAGCTGAAAAAGAAGAATTAATATCAAATTACAAAGAATTGGTTAAATCACAAAACGAATTTGGTAAGGAATTGACACAAAAGTATGGTGTAGGTTCTTACGATATTGATACAAATACTTTTACAGTTCAATAATTATAGGTTTCCCTAATTTTTTATGTATTTATTATAAGAAATAAAATATTAGGAGAATGTAATGGCTGAAAGAATTGTTAGTCCGGGTGTTTTTACACGAGAAAAGGACTTATCGTTTTTACCTCAAGGGGTAGCAGAAATAGGTGCTGTCCTTATCGGACAAACTATCAAAGGACCTGCGTTTGTGCCAACACGGGTTGAATCATTTAATGAATTCCAACAAAAATTTGGTGGTTTAACGGAGGATTCATACCTTCCTTATACTGCTCAATCTTATTTGCAGGATGCACCCGCCGCAACAATTGTTAGGGTATTAGGAACTAGTGGGTACACATTTAAAAAACCAGTAGTTTTAACTATTTCATCTTCACAAGGAAATAGAGTAGCAGCGGTTCTTTACCCATCTTTGAGTGGTTCTATTTCGGATGCTACTAGTGATTTGTTTGAAACATCTTTTGTTAGAAATTTAGTAGGTGGTGCAACAACGAATGTAACCGCATCATCATTTGGATTAATTCTTTCAGGTTCAGCATTTACAGGAAGTAACACAACAACATCTTCCTTAAACCCAACTAATGCAAATTACTTTACAAAAACATTTGGATACTTACCAAAAAGCAGTAAGCAAGCATATACATACCTAAACTTTAATACATTCCAATCTGCATCATTTGCGACTGGTGAGGTTGTTTTAGTTCAAACTGCATCATTTGCAACATTTGATTTTACTAACGAATATTCAGTAGCATCAACCCCTTGGATTAAATCACAAAAGATTAGCGGAACTGCTGTAAACTTATTTAAGTTCCATACATTATCGCATGGTAATTCAACGAACTATGAAATCAAAGTGGGTATCAGAGATATTAAAACTGCTGCAGATGTTCCAGGTTCTGAATATGGTACATTTACTGTTGTAGTAAGAAGAATAGATACCTCTAAAATTCCTTATTCAATTTTTGGACAAGGTGTACAGGATACAGATACTCGTCCTAATACTTTAGAGGAATTTAACAATGTAAACTTAGACCCATCTTCACCAAATTATATTAAGAGGGTGATTGGTGATAGGTATATTACTGTGGATAATAATGGGGGATTATCTACAAATGGTGATCATAATAACAACTCAACTTATATTAGAGTAGAAGTTAATTCGGATGTAGACGCAGCAGCAATAGATTCATCTCTATTACCTTTTGGATTTGGTGCTTTAACATCACCAATTCCATCTACTGCAGGTACTGTTCCATCTCCTACTTATGTAACAACTCAATCATTGGCGGGTTCATACAATAAAAATGTATATTTAGGTTATTCTTTTGATTTTGTCGGAACTGATAACTTAAACTTTTTGAATCCACTTCCCGTCACGTCAAGCACTACTACTGTTGGTTCTGATTTTGATTTGGCTACTTGTGTATCAAATAGTACTTCTTCTAATATTCCTTTAACCGATAGTGCTACAACCGCTCAATTGGATGCTAGGAAATTTATGATACCATTTCAAGGTGGTTTTGATGGATTCCAACCTAATAGAAAAGTATTAGTTGGTAGTGATATTTCAGCAACAAACACACAGGGATTAGATTGTTCTACGACGACCGCATCAGGCTCCATTGTGTTAAGAAAAGCAATAGATGCAGTATCAAATCCTGATGAGTTTGATATGAATATGATTGTTATTCCTGGTGTAATTAATAGATTACATTCTTCGGTAACCACATACGCAAAAGACCTTTGTGAAGATAGAGGCGATACATTCTTTGTAATGGATGCCGGTGCATGGAGTGATAACATATCAACTGTTGTAAATTCACTTTCTGCGTTTGATTCCAATTATGTAGCAACATATCACCCTTGGGTTAAGATATTAGATACGGATAAGAATAAGCCTGTTTGGGTCCCACCATCTGTAGTTCTACCTGGTGTTATCGCATTCAATGACCAGGTCGCAGCTGAATGGTATGCGCCTGCTGGATTGAATCGTGGTGGATTATCAAATGTAGTTGATGTTAAGACAAGATTAACGCACGATGAGAGAGACCAATTGTATGTTGGTAGAGTGAATCCAATCGCAACATTCCCTGGTCAGGGAGCAACTGTATTTGGACAGAAAACGCTACAAGCTAAACCATCTGCGTTGGATAGAATCAATGTAAGAAGATTGTTGATTGCAGTTAAGAAGTTTATCGCATCTTCTTCAAGATATCTACTTTTTGAACAAAACAATGCGGCAACCCGAAATCGTTTCTTATCTATTGTTAATCCTTATTTGGAATCAATTCAACAAAGAAATGGTTTATACGCATTCAGAGTTATAATGGATGAATCAAACAACACATCAGATATGATTGATAGAAATATGTTAAAAGGTGATATTTTCTTACAACCAGCGAAAACTGCTGAATTCATTGTATTAGATTTCACTGTGTTACCAACTGGAGCAGCATTCCCTGAAGGATAATTTCGGATAGGGTATATTTATAATAAATTAGGAGAAATAAATGGCACAATTATTAACACCTCAAGAAATAATGTTTACCAACTTTGAACCCAAAGTTGCTAACCGATTTATTATGTATATTGAGGGAGTTCCTGCGTATTTAATTAAAGCAGCAAATAGACCTGAAATACAACAAAATAGGATAACAGTTGACCATGTCAATGTTAGGAGATATGTAAAGGGTAGGTCGGAATGGCAAGAATTAACCATTACACTTTATGACCCAATTGTACCATCCGGTGCTCAAGCCGTTATGGAGTGGGTTCGACTACACCACGAATCAGTAACAGGTAGAGATGGTTATTCAGATTTCTATAAAAAAGAGATTACATTTAACGCATTGGGGCCTGTTGGTGATAAGGTTGAGGAATGGACATTGAAAGGGGCTTTTATTACTAGAGCCAAATTTTCGGATATGGATTATACATCAGACTCAGAATTAGCAAATGTGGAGTTGGGATTATCCTATGACTATGCCGTGCTACAATATTGATTAATTTTTCGGATTGTAAAAAATATAAATTGAAAAATGTGAACCCCCCAATTTTGGGGGGTTTTTGTTTTATTAAAAATATCTGAATTAAATGCTTAATCGTATATATTTATTGATATGGAAAACTATAAATGTAATAAATGTAATAAAGAGTTTAATAATTATATATCTTTTAAA